CGGAGAAATTGCCTATTTTGCCTAACATTTGAATTGCCATTCCAACGAACTTACCAAAATCCATGGTAGTTTGCGTCGCCTTGAGCGTATTCGCAGCCGTCGATATACTACCTGCGTCAGCGGTATCATCGTCTGCTTGGTTGTCAAATTCTGCGTCGCCTTTTGAAGCAAGGTCTTTTGCTAACGCGGGATCAACTTGGCTTAACTTCGTTGGAAAAAGCTTCGGATCAATTTTTTCTGGCGCTGCATCTTCAAATATTAGCGCTGCTAAACTGCGTTTTTTGTTTTTCCTAGATTCACCAAGCATAGAAATCGTTTCTTTACGAATAATTTTTCGAAGTTGCGATTCAGTTAATTTCATGTTGATAATCCTTGAGACGTTTGACTCGATAGCGGTTAAATATACGTTTTATCTGCTACCTTTTAGTTCGTGCCTTAATTTCGTCGATTTCTTTTTGTGCTTCTGCGGCTAGTTCAATAGCAATTTCAGAAGGTTCTAGTTCGTGCCTGTAATATAAAGCAACTAATGAATCGACGATTTTCTTTTTTTGTTCTGCCTCATCAGCTGCCATTGATTCGTTTAAGGCTACTTCTCTAACCAACTGTCTAATTTGTTTTATAGTGATCGTCTTCATTTTTTTAATTATTTAGAATTAATCAAACCTGAAACGATATTTGGCGAATTACCGTATTCTGCGGTCTTGTTACTGTCGCCGCGGGCCGTTGCATACACAGTCGCAGTTGATGCGAAAGCCGACATTTGTTCAGACGTTTTAGATGAGTCATCAAGACCAGTCAATGGATTAAATCCAACGGCATTTTTTCCATTCAACTTATTAGCATACACATGACCAAACCAACCATTTTTAATATTTCTTTTTGGGTCCATAACATACGTCCAATTGCAAGCATCAGGCGTTGCATCTGGCCACGTAGAACCCTGAAGTGGCGTGTGGGGTGTATCGCCATACGCAACAAACACGGTGCTTTGATCTAGCTTTTCAGTAGGACTTTCGGGATCAACCTGCTGCGATAGGTAGTTATAAAAACCATCTAGCACCTTTCCTAGGTGCTTCGTCGTATTACGTCCTTGATTCATTAACGTCATACTATCGAACGTAACGTGCGGATCAGTAAATGTCGTGTCGCTAGTTGGTCCTGGTGATAGAGCGACGATTGCCGTCTTAGACAGACCCAACGTAAATGCTTTCGCCACAACGATAAGTGTACGACCAAATTCTTCGATACCTTTTCGTTGTGCTGCTGACATATACGAAGTTGAAGAGTTAAGTCCGTCTATCATCTCTTGAATTCCGAAGTCAACGAGGTCTTGACTCGTTGGCGTTAGTTGCGAAGCAAAATTTAAACCGATAATTCTAGCTGCGTTTTTCGTTACTTGCATTTGTGGCGCCCAACTCGATCTGTCGGCTGATTTGCGCAACCCTATTAGAGCCTTGTAGTACGTCTCGAATAATTCTTGATCAACCTTGTTTGTTAGGGTAAATTGACTAGCAGCGCTGTTAAACAAATCGATCATTCCCAGCGAACTTGGTACTGTAGCAACTTCAGGCGCGCCTGGGGCTCTACCATATTTGACAGGATCGATACCCAAAACTGGCACTATCGCCGAGGAACCCGCAGCACCGAGAGAAGCTAGCGCTGCTTGCATAGATGCGTTTCCTGAAAGAGTTACTTGTGAAATTGGAAATTCGGTATGAGTCTCGTCCTTGCCTGACATGAATGCTGTGACAGGATATTTGGGCATTCCCGTCGAGTGATCAAACCACGGAGCATGTGGTCCATAAAAGAAAGGACGATCGCCGCCGTCCCAACCTTTTACGCCCATAGGAAGCGATGGCATCGTATTACCCTTTCCCCACGTATATGTTCCCCTATATCCGTTGGCCGGATTGTATCCATATTGTGAAGTGTAGAGGTACGAGGAAAATCCACCAAAATTAGAAGATAATCCTGGGACGTTTGCATTTTGGCACGCTTTAAAACCAACATCTGCTACGGGCCATAATTCTTGAAACCAAGCTTGTGAACCATTCGGGGCAGGAACTAAAAGCGAACGACCATATGTAGAACCTGCAGCTTCGGCTAGTCCATAGCCACCTTCGTCTGCCAGAAAATTCAACAACTTAGTTCTTTCAATACCAATAGCTGCAGCGGCAACGGTTGCCATCTTTAAAAAATTTCTGCGTCTTTCGTTGTGAAGTGATTTTAATTTCCAATTAGCCATTTTATACGTCCTTTTATTGACACGTGTGTGATGCTGCTAACAACGTCGCTACCGCCATATTTCTTTTCTTCGCGACATCCGTAAGATTTTTTTTGTCTGCTTTGTCGACTAACAAGTTGCACAATAACATGTGATCCTCTGTAGCAGGAAGACCAATCAAGCAACTTACGGATTCTTCAACGCAACTACCATCAGCCGCGAACATAGGAAGATTTTTGCCATTTAGCGTACAAGCAGGAGCCTTTTGAGGATCTCCAATGTTCGCAATGACCTGTGGCGCAGCTTGAATAAAGATATCCATTAGCTTCATAGCTGATGCAGTTGAATGCTCTTCTTTTTCTCCAAGTCGCGAATCAAGTTTTGGTACGCCTAAAGCATCCTTACCTGTGAAATAAAGAAATCCTGATGTAGCTGGTTTTGCGACGCAATAACCGTCAGCGGCGTCGGGAGAATTATTTCCAACGTCCAAACAGCCTCGATTGACTTGATTCATTTTATCGTCTTGATTACAAAAACAAACCTCGTTAATTGGGCAAATTGGATCGTTGGTTCCGTTGGCGTCGGTTATTGCCATTTCGCAAGTAGAACCCGAACCTCCAAACAAGCTTCCTAACGTTTGAGTCATACCGAATACGACAGTTTGCGTTGTTCGATTGTCCGTGACATCGCCTTGTGGAATTGCAACACCTCTGGCTCTTAAAAAATTACCTAATTGCACGTACGATAATTTATGACAACTATGTAATCTTGTAGCAATTTCATCTGGGTACGGCGTTTCATATTGTTGCCCTTCTTCAAAGTCGCCTGAGCTCGTTGAACTTAACGCAGTCGAAACTACCGTAGTTGCTGTTTCTGCAGAGCTATTACCCGTAGAAACATTCGTTCCACCCGCACCTGCTGTCGACGATGAGACGTTGTCTTCAGGACAATAACCTTCTTCAATATCTGGCGCTTCTGCACCGCACGCCGCAGATAAAGTGTAGAACGTTACGAACAAAACACCTGGCAAAAATTTGTTTTTCATATTAAAACCTCACGAAATCGTCTGACAAAAGAATCGTTCTTAACGTCGATTTTAAGTTATATCCGCTACCTCTAAAATCCTTGACTAGCTTGGTTAACGTAATCAACTCAGGATTAGGATCTTTTCTATCTGGTAACGCCACCCAAGAGCGACCTCCAATTTCTGTAATGTCCGCTCGACCCATCGCGTAATTCCAAACTCTTTTTACAGCGCACTCAATAACTTCATCGTCTTTTGCCATTTGCTGACCAAGCTCGTTGATCGTAGCAGCAGGTGCGGGTACTTCTACTCCGTCGACTTTCATAACTCTTTTCCAAGCCGTCGTATTGTTGCCACCGTTGGGACAGATAGATGGATCGACGCAAAGCCAATCAGATAATTTTGCTCGTGGAGATCCATTCACCGGAACAAACACCGAGTATTCACCGGTGAGCGTTAATTGCTGGAATATACCCTTGGAGTCAAATTGGCTAAAGAGCGGCGAGCGATGGTTCCACGTTGAATGACAATTGGAACAAACATTGCTGGCGTTGTACGCGTGGAAATCGACGCGCCCACCATTACACGCTCCGGCAATTTCGTTTACAGGCCACTTGTTTTGATATCCAGGAATTGGATCGACACCGTTACATGGAGCCGCCGTCGGTGGTTGGTCCGTCGGTTCACCACCAGCTTGTTCGTTGCCAGATCTGCAAAGAAAAGTTTCGTGAAAGAAACGATTACGACGAAATGATAGGTTTCCGTAATATAGGCTTTGAACTCCTGGATCGGTCAATATGCCCGAGTGATTCATACCGACAGGAAGATTGTTGCAAGAACCATCAGTAAAGGTATTGTTTGTAGGATTAAAAGTAGGACATGTATTAGTTTGTTGAACGAGGACGTTTCGCCAATCTTTTTCTTCATACACTATCTTCGCTGCAAAAGTAGGTGCAGTATCTCTCGTTGGTTCACCTGCGACCGTTGAGACTCCGCCCATTTTAAATGTGTACTTAAAGAATTCTACGAGCGTAGCTGCGAACCTTGGATCAGCCAACTTCTTGTCGATGAGCTCTTCGTATTTGACTTTTTGTTGATTAAGTGGTAAATCGCCCAATTCGTAAATTTCAGACAAAGTAGGCGCATCGCCAATCAATAAGATGCTGGCTGTTCTTAAAGCTTCCGAATAATCTAGTTCGCGAGAATCAAGCTCTGTCGTTTCTTGCTTTTGGTCTGGACCTGTTGTTACGACCGTCGATGGACCGACTGTTGTGCCCACGACTGTTTCGACGCTTGATGGTCCTGTCGTCGATGCGCTACTATTAGTTTTTACTGACGTTTTAGGCGTCGGACAATCTTCGTAAACAGCGGATGTGTCGCCTGCTAACTTATATGGATTTGGTCGTTCGCAACCGTGAGCGGCGAAGCCCAACACTAAAGCTAGCATCAGACTATTCTTGATGGCTTTTTTATTGGTGTGCATATTAGTAATAATACCCTCGTGGTTAAAAAATGACAAATAACAAGAAATTAACTTCAAATTTTATTTTTATGTGCGATTCTTTTTCTTAATACTAATGGATTTTCTTTTATTAACCAAAATTCTTTTTCAAGAGGCGGAACTTCGCCTTCTCTAAACCATAATAATTTTCTTCCACCCGTAGACGAATAAACTCCAATAATTGTAATTTCGCCCGCGTGGATTAGGTCGTGACACGTGTGACAAACGATGGCTAAATTATTGTTGTCATTAGTGCACCTTGGATCACACCTTGGAATTATGTGGTGAATGTTTAGGGCTGCTGGGGCGTCGAACGCGCATATCTCGCATCGATCTTTGTTAAGTTTAGGCTGTCCGTGTTTTCTTCGACTCTTCATCGATTCAACAACCCTTTAAAGTCTTCGTCTCCGACGACGTGAACCTTACCTTCTAATTCGTACGCAACATTTAGTTTGTTGTCTATCGCCCAATGCAATAACCAATTAAGGACCGATGAGTCTAGCTTGCTTCCCGCTTCTATAACGTCGTAATACGTTATCGTTTTCATTCCTTCCTCGGTAGGAATCCGAGTTGATCTTTTCGTTATTATCGTATTCGACAAATTCGGTTTTAACCAACTTGGAATGACGTCCTCGGATAGCCAAGCACAATTGTAACTCTTGCATGGATTCTCTGGTCTGGATTCGTATATGCTACACGTCTTTTCTAAAAAATGACAGCTACAACCTCGAAACATTTTATAGCCATGCACGATACCCTCGAGCCATCCTTCGCAACACTTTGTGCAGTCGCCACAGGCTCTAGATAAAATCGGTAATTTTACCACCATGGTTTTCTTATATTAATAAAACTAATTGTGTAAATCACATTCTAGAAACTAAGAAGGCTCCCGTTAAGGAGCCTTCTCAGAGAACTATTCAGCTGATGTTCAGGCTATGAACTCAGATGACGTTCATGTCATATGATATTCATGTCGAGACATGTGACGGTTCCGTAGAAGTCGGAGCGAACCATCTTCTTGCCGTAGCGAGTCATCACGCCCTTACGTGGTGTGAAGTCTTCTGGTGCGAAGATCGTTGGTGTCACGATGAGTGGAACGTATGGTGCGTAGACGTAGCCTGTCTCGAGGTAGCTGCCGCCCTTGTAGCCGACGAGGATCTTGTTACGAACGAAGTAAGGATCCTTGTAGACTGTGAAGCGGTTGCTGAGTGTACCGATCGCCTCTGCACCGATGGTGAATGGCGAACCAACTTGTCCTTCGCCGTCCATGGAGAACTTTGGCTTATAGAGCACAGAAGCCTCGAGGATCGTTGCAACGTCTGGACCGCAAACGAGGAAGTTTGCAGAGCCGCGGAGGGTCTTACGATGGATGGTGTTGGCGACATCGATGATTGTCTCGATGAGGGTCTCGTACCATTCACGGACCGTACCGGTGAAGGCTGGGCCGATGGAGAGGGACGATGCGAGGGTGACAGGTGCGCCTGTTGCCTTGTTGACGAACTTGCCTGGAGCGCGCGACCAGTAGTAGTTGGCGCCGTTAGCAGCTGTCACGAGGTCGTTGAGGATCTCGCGGTCGATTTCGAGAGCAATTTGCTCGGAGAGAATCGAGGTGAGCTCGACCTCGGCATCCATCGAGTGGTATGCGTTGAGGTCTTGTGCGAGCTCTGGAGACCACTTGGCACGGAGCTTGCGGGTCTCTGCAGTGATCGCGATTGACTCGATCTTGATGTCGATCTCTGGAATGACTGGAGCTGGTGTTGCACCGAAGTCAGATTCGAAAGATGGCACCGTGACTGTTGCACCCGAGCTGCTGTCGACAGAGAGGCTCGTCGAAACTGCGCAAGAGAGCGCGCCGGATCCTGCTGTCAAAGCGGAGAGACCGTTTGCACCCTTGAGGACCATTTGAATGTGTGTACCATTCAATGCGTCTGGCACGAAGCCTGCACCGGTGCTGAAGTTACCACGCTTGTTGAGGCGGCGAAGGTTGAGGACGCCGTCTCCACCTTGGTATGTCTCGCCCCATGCCGTTGCATTGGCGCCGTAACCGCTGAACATTGCGATTTGGTCGACTGCGAGGAGGTCTGCGCCTGGAATCACTGCTGTGATTGCAGATGTTGGAACGTAGACGAAGAACAAGTCGAGGTCGTTGTTGCTGAGAGCTGTTTCAACTTGCGAGTCGAAGTCGAGCCAACGTGCGTTGGAACCCGAGAAGTCAGCTGCCGAAGCAACGATGCCACCGTCTGTCCAGGTAAGAGCAGAGGCGCCCTTATAAGAACCAGAGTAGACTGTTCCTGCAGCGAAGTTGAGAGCTGTCATCGAGCCGGTGACGCGGGAGTAACCTGTACCAACGAGATCGTACATACCACCTGTTGCAAGAGATCCGGAACGGACGCCCTTACCAGCTGGGTTGTTGTAGATCGATTGGCCACGGGAATAAACTTCACCAGATTGTCCTGCTGGCTTGCCGACATCGGAGCCGTAGGTATAATCAAGATAGAAGATGAGTCCCGATGGGAGGCTCATTGGTTGGATCGAAACGAGCTCGTTGGCAACGAGGCCACCGAACACGCGGCGAACGATTGGGAATGCGATGTTAGAGAAGCCTTGGATTTGTCCAGAACCAACGAGGTTACCACCGCCGGTCGAGAGAGCGTTGCTCTCCTTGAGGACTTGTGCTGCTTGGTTCTCGAGAAGCTGAGACATAAGCTCACGCTTCTGGCCGTCGAGGCCACGGAGGAGGCCTGTGCGGCTCCACTTCTCAGTCAAACGAGCGCGCTCGGCACCGACGTGCTTTTCTTTGATGCCTTGCGCGAGGTGTTGTAGTGTAAATTGCTTCATGTGTTTCTCCTAAAATACTGTTGTTAAAAACGAATCACTTAAGACCTGCGAGCTTCGCCCAGCGATCTGCCTCGTAGCCTTCGCTAATGACAGTCGATGCCGAGCGTGTTGCTTGTGACGAAGAACCAAGGACTCTTTGTGTTCCTTCCGAGAGAGATCTCGAAGGAGCAGCGCCGAGTGTCTTTACAAGGCTTTCGTAAACAAGCTTGACTTCTCTCTCGCTCTTTGCCTCGTCGAGACGCTCAATGATGTCCGCCTTTTGGCGCTTTGTGAGCGACTCATTCTGAAGAAGCTTGTTGCAATAGAGTAGTTTCGTGTTGAACAGATTCGTTTCC